AGGGCCACAAGGGCCACAAGGCCCTATTGGACCCATTGGACCAATTGGTGCTCAAGGAGCACAAGGCCCCATTGGTCCAATTGGCAACACAGGTCCTCAAGGCCCACGAGGACCACAAGGCCCGCAAGGCCCCATTGGCCCAACAGGAGCACAAGGACCCATTGGACCCATTGGGCCATCAGGACCAACTGGGCCATCAACCGCTATCAATGCTACCAATACCACAACGGGATCTACATACTATCCAGTTTTTGTAGCAGCGGCTGGTTCAAATCAAACACCTAGAGTTCGAACTACTGCCACAGCTTTCAGTTACGATGCTGTCAATAATGTGCTGACAGTAACTTCTACCACAGCTCGCTATGCTGACTTGGCAGAAAATTATCTAGCTGACAGTGATTATGCACCAGGCATTGTGCTGATGTTTGGCGGTAAACACGAAGTAACTCAAGCAGTTGACAGTCATACTGGTCGTATTGCTGGTGTAGTATCAACTGCGCCAGCTCACTTAATGAATGGTCATTTGCTTGGTCAACACGTTGCGCCAGTGGCCTTGTTGGGACGAGTACCCTGTAAGGTTGTTGGTCAAATTGCCAAAGGAGATCGATTGGCTGTGAGTACAATACCAGGAGTGGCCCAGAAATTGGATCTAACTCAATATCAGCCAGGTTGTATAATTGGCAAAGCACTGGAAGACTACAACAGTGATCTGCCAGGCATAATTGAAATTGCGGTGGGCAGAATCTAAGCCAGTACGCAGCAAGGCTGTAAATACCCAGTAAACAAATACTGGGTATTATGAAACCAACCTTACACGTTTTGGCCAATCCGCATGGCATTACGGATCTAAAATACAGAATGGATCCGTTCAACATTGCTGTTGCTAAATTCATTGCCAACATGCTGCCACTTGATTGGCCTATTATTCATTATGGGCATGAACACAGCCAAGTCAATTGCGAACATGTCAATGTGATTTTTAACAAAGAAGTTTCTGCTCGCGGAGCCGATGATCTTTTTATTCAAGATCCACGCACTGCAGCTATGTTTTGTTCAAGAGCCAAAATAGAGTTAAAGAAGCGGTACAAGCCAGGTGATTTGATTTTGTGCTTTTTTGGGCAAGATCACTCGGCAGCAGTCAAAGATGAACCAGATTGGCTTGTGGTCGAGCCCAGCATTGGCTATAGACCAGAATGTATATTTGCGCCATACAGAGTTTTTACAAGCCATGCTGTGATGAACTATTTCTATGGCATGCGAAACATGCTATTGAATCCCAGCTGGTTTGATGCTGTTATTCCCAATGATTTTAGTCCAGAAGAGTTTGGATTTTCAGACACCAAACAAGATTATTTGGTTTATTTGGGTCGCGTCAGCGCAGACAAAGGCATAGATTTGGCCATACAAGTTGCCGAGTACACAGGCAAACGATTGGTCATAGCTGGTCCAGGCGATTTGAAAGCACTGAATTATAGCCAAATACCTCAACATGTTGAAATGTATGGTTATGCGGACATCCTGCGGCGAAAACAAGTGTTGCGCAATGCCTATGCGTTGATTGCGCCCACACATTATCTTGAACCTTTTGGTAACATTGTTGTGGAAGCTGCCATGTGTGGCACACCAGCCATTACCACAGATTGGGGCGGATTCAGTGACACAGTGTTGAATGGCCACACTGGTTATCGTTGTAAAAGTTTTATGGATTTTGTACAAGCAGTGGAAGACATACCCAAAATTAGAAATCAAGACTGTAGAGATTGGGCTATGAAAAATTACAGCGAATCAGTGGTTCATCAAAAGTTTGATCGTCATTTACAATTTATTAGTTCAAAGAATTTTTACCATGGAAAAAATACACAGCCAAGTTAATTCTCAAGTCCTATGTCACATGATCAACAGACTGGACGAAATTCAAGAACGCACTGACGTTGCTCCCAATACTGAATTTCTACAACTGGCCACCTTGCGTATGCCTCAAGGCAAAACTTTTAGGCCGCATCAACACATCTGGAAAGCACACTCCACTGAACAGACCATAGCTCAAGAAAGTTGGGTGGTTATCAAAGGCCGAGTGCGCTGTCATTTTTTTGACATTGACGGTTCGCTTCTAGCTGAACGAGAAATTGGACCTGGCGATTGCTCCATGACTTTTCAAGGCGGGCATACCTATACCATACTAGAAGACGATACAGTGGTTTATGAGTACAAAACTGGTCCTTACACAGGACAGGCCAACGACAAAGTGTTTTTATGAAGCAAGGTCAAGACGTCTATATCAGTGCCACAGCTGAAATACGCAGACCAGAATTGTGTGCGATTGGCAACCACGTGGCCATTGACAGTTTTTTCTACTGTACCACTCAGTTAACTGTGGGCGATTATGTTCATATCAGCCCACATGTGGCTGTGATTGGAGGCCGCACCACTGGCCTTACCATAGAAGATTTTTGCTTTCTCAGTGTTGGCTCGCGTTACATCTGCGGCAGTGAACTGTTTGAAGGAGCTGGCCTGATTGGTCCACTGATTCCTGACGAGTACAAAGATGATCAAGATCTAAGACCCATAGTGTTGAAAAGATTCAGCGGTGCGCTGGCCAACTCTGTGATACTGCCAGGAGTGATCATGGCCGAAGGTTCTGTGCTGGGTGCCAACAGCTTGCTCAAACACAACACTGAGCCATGGACAGTGTATGCTGGATCTCCAGCTAGGCCCATAAGGCTGCGCAGCTCAGAGCGTGCCTATGAGTATGCTGCCAAATTAGGATATCTTTATGACTCAAATACATAAATTCAACAGTTGGCCCTCAGGCAAATTACCACCAGAATGGCAACGCCCTGAGCTGGAATTGGTCAAACGTGCTGGGTATTCATGGTCTGACCCCAGAGACATTGTAGATATTTTTGAAACCAAGGTTGCTGAATTTGCTGGAGCCAAATACGGAGTCAGTGTAGACTGTTGTACTCACGGTGTGTTTCTCAGTTTGTTGTACCTCAAAGCACATGGACTGGTAGAAATACCCAAGCACACATATCAAAGCATACCCATGTACATCAAACATGCTGGTTGTCAGCCAGTGTTTAGAGATGAGCAATGGTCAGGCATGTACCAACTGCGGCCATACCCTGTATGGGACGCAGCCACACGCTGGCGTCGTGGCATGTACCAAGGTGGATTTCATGTTGTGAGCTTTCAGATCAAAAAACGTGTGCCCATTGGGCGCGGTGGCATGATCTTGACTGATGATTACGATGCTTACAAATGGCTGATTCAGGCCAGATATGACGGCAGAGACATGGCAGTGAGTCAATGGGATGATGATGCTGATATCTGTGGGTGGCACATGTACATGACTCCTGAAGATGCTGCCAGAGGTATATTACTAATGGATCAAGTGCCTGACAATAATCCAGACTGCGGCGGCTGGGAAAATTACTCTGATCTGAGTCAAAAGAAATTGTGGAAAGAATAAATGAGCAAACGAGCATTGATAACCGGTATCACCGGTCAAGACGGCAGTTATCTGTCAGAATATTTGTTGGAAATGGGCTACGAAGTTCATGGCATTGTGCGGCGACACAGTGTGCCAGAAAATCAAAGCTCTAGGCTACATCATGTCAATGATCAAATAACCAGGCACTACGGAGATTTGACTGATCCATTGAGTTTACACTCAGTGATCAATCGTGTCAAACCCACTGAGATTTACAATCTAGCTGCCATGAGTCATGTGAGAATCAGTTTTGACATGCCTGCGTTTGCGCTTCAAACCAACACCATGGGTGTGCTGTACATGCTGGACTATTACAAAGATTTATGTCCAGAAGCAAAGTTTTATCAAGCCAGCAGCAGCGAAATGTTTGGCAACAGCATAGATTCTGATCAAACACAACGATTGACCACTCCAATGGTGCCTGTGAGTCCCTACGGTATTAGCAAATTGGCAGCATTCAATCTAACCCGACACTACCGAGCTGCCTACAAACTTCATGCCTGTAATGGCATCTTGTTCAATCATGAAAGCCCCAGACGTGGCACCAACTTTGTCACAAACAAAGTGGTTAAAACTGCTGTGGAAATCAAAAAAGGTCTGGCCCAACGTCTTGAGCTGGGAAATCTTGACAGTTGTAGAGACTGGGGTCACAGTTATGATTATGTGCGTGCCATACATGCCATCACCAATCATGTCACTGCTCGAGATTGGATTGTGGCTACCGGCGAGACTCGCAGTGTGAGAGATCTGTGCGAGTTGACGTTCAAATCTCTGGGCATGAATTACCTAGACTACGTGGTTCAAGATTCAAAGTTTATGCGGCCCGAAGAATTGAAGTACCTCAAAGGCGACAGTTCAGACATTAGAACCAAACTGGGTTGGCAGCCACGCTACACATTTGAAACCATGATTGAAGAAATGATTGAACATTGGATGACAGTGCTATGAACAATATACATGTGATACTGCCTGGCGGCGGCCCTTTTAGTCGTTTTTTACAATGCGGGGTGATACCACTGGCTGACGTAGAATTTGACAATGTGTTTTTGGAACTAAGTCCATTTGTGGAAAATGACGCCACAGATGAATACAGCCAAATTGCTGTGGATTATATTGTTCACAACACCAGGGCCATGGCAGCTTATGGTATTGAGCGACCATACCAACACATTATGAGTTTTGTCACTGACCAAAAGTTTGACGAGAGTTATAGATATCATGGATTTTTGCCTGTGGGTGTCTGGTATGATCGCAATCGTCCCATTGAACACAGTGACCGTCTCAGTGATTATCGACGTGTGTTAAAAAAGATTCACATCAAAAATGAAATCAAGACTCGAGTTGACAATCTTTGTAAACTGGTCAATATCAATGAACAAACTCTGGGCGTTCATGTGCGATTGACCACAATGAGCCTTCACAATCATGTGCCAGTGACCATAGAAAATTATTTTGACGCTGTTGACAAAGAACTCGAATCAGGTCGTTGGAACGGAATCTATGTCAGCACAGACAATGTTGAAAGCCTGGTCAAGATGGAACAAAGATATTCTCGTTGGATTAGATATTACCCTAATTTGTTACGATTACCCAAAGAGACCATTGGCAATGACAACGAATGGGCCTGGGAATACGACATGTTTTTTCACAAAAGATTCTGGCAAGAAAGTTTTATGGAAGCCATGACATTGGCTCGCTGCGGCGGATTGGTGTGTAGAGACAGCAATTTCAGCAACGCTGCTATAGTGTTCAGCGACACTATCAAACAGGTCATACGAGTTGGTAATTGACAAATGCCTGTGATTGCGCACTATGGATATCTACCAGCTTACGGGCCAAATCCGCCTCACAGATTCACACGACATTTTGATCAAACGGTGGCAGTGAGTTGCGATACACTGTACACTGATTCATCTGCCAGTGTTCGCGTATTGATGCAGTGTGAACCTCCATCATTGTACAGAGATTTTTATGGCATGGTCATGACCAACTGGCAAAATTTTGATCTTATCTTGACTTATGATGATCGACTGTTGGTGTTGCCCAACGCCAAAGAGTTCTTGCCAGTGGATGCCTGGGTTGGTGATATTGAGTGTGACAAACAGAACCAAATCACATACATGATGAGCAGTAAAATCTGGACCAGAGAACATCGCATGAGGTTCATGATACTGCGTGAAGTTGAAGGTAAAAGCAAGCTGGGATCGTTTGATTTTAAAATGCATCGCAGTCCACCTCGCATACCCAGCAAAGAAGATTTTTATCGCAATGCCAAGTTCAACATAGCCTGCGAAAATCAAGCAATGACCAATATGTTTACAGAAAAATTATTGGACTGTTTTAGAACACTGACTATTCCAATATATTATGGTTGTGTAAATATTGACCAGTATTTCAATCCCAAAGGACTGATACGGTTTGATTCTTTTGAACAATTCAAAGACATTGTGTACTCATTGACTCCAGATCAGTACGAACAAATGCTGCCTTACGCCCTGGAAAATCAACAATTGGCCAAGCCCTATTGGCAAAAAAACATTTTTGCTCGCATTGAAGATGAAGTTGAAAAATACATCAGGTCATCTTTGGAGCAAAATCAAAATCAATTTTGTCACTTCTAACTGGCATAATTACTTGTATGAAAACCAACGTCATTATCACTGATGATTTTTACAGCAACCCTGACGGGGTTAGACAATTTGCGTTACAGCAAGATTTTCGTGTGCGAGGTAACTTTCCTGGACATCGAACAGTGAGCTTTCTCAATGAGGATGTCAAAGAAACCATACAAACAATATTGTGGAATGCTGCTGGAGAAGTCAAAGAGTGGAATGCCAATGACGGACTCACGGGCAGTTTTGAAATAGCCACAGCAGCTGATCGCAGCTGGGTTCACACTGATCATTTCAATACCTGGGCCGGAGTGCTGTATCTCACACCCGATGCTCCAGTCAGCGGCGGCACTGGCTTGTTTATGCATCGTCGCACAGGTGCCAGAACTGCTCAAGAGCTGGAGCAATATGAATCACAAGACATGACCAAATGGGAATGTGTTGACAGGATTGGCAATCGGTACAATCGATTGGTCATGTACCGCAGCAACTTGTTTCATACCAGTTTGGATTATTTTGGATCAGACTTACAAACAGGCAGACTGTTTCAGTTATTTTTTATAACAACACAATTTTAAGGACTCACAGTGATTAACCAACGATATGACTTCCTGGAACCATCAGTGGCAGATTCGCTGATCAAAAAATTTGAAGACAGTCGTGGGCAAGCTGTATTTGAAGTCAACAACATGGGCCGCTGGGGTGCTGGTCTAGAAACAGGCAGTTACGCACCAGTGTTGGTGTTGCCGCTGGAAGAATATCGCGATTATTTCATACAAAAGTATATCACAGACGTACATCCAGACTTTGAGCAATTTCAGAATTTAACACTGTTCATGCATGTATGGCTGCCAGGCAGTCAGATCAACTGGCATCACGATGCTCCAGAAAATCAACGACGGTTGAGCAGCACCATTTATCTTAACCGCAGCTGGAGTTGGAATTGGGGAGGATTATTTTTGTATGACGACCCTGAAATGCCTGGCAAACAAGGTTGGGTGTTTCCTCATTTCAACAGCATGGTTTGGTTTAGGCCCCCACTGTGGCATTCTACTACCATGGTGACCAATCAGGCAGAAATGCCTAGATTGAGCATACAACTATTTTTCAATCCCAGCTGATATGGAATTACATCATTGGTTCCCTAGTGTGGTAGGCAAAGTTTATGACCCATCATGGGTCAACAGCTTGCGAACTTTCACACAGCCAATTTTTCAAGAGGCCAACATCAACCAAAGTTTTTACCACAATGGTCGAACCACTTATGGCACTAGAAATCTAACTGAGCGTCCAGAATTTGCTCCATTTATCAATTGGGTTCAAGGCCTGGCCCGAGACTTTTTAGACAAACAAGGATTTGATGCTGATGCTGTGAATTGGCGACCATATTTTTTTGCCAATCATTTTGAACAAGGCAGCACTCATCCCAAACATGTACACACTCAGTGTAGTATCAGCGGTATCTATTATATAGATACTCCTCCTGGTTCAGCAGACATTGTGTTTTATCCCAACCAGCCTTTTAGAGAATTTTTTGACTATCTATACGCTGTAAAAGATACCAACAATTGGTACAGCATGTCTAACACACGGTATCAAGCTCAAAGCGGTTTGTTGTTGTTGTGGCCATCTTGGTTGTATCATGAAGTGCCGCCCAATGGCAGTGTGGCACCTCGCACCAGTGTGGTATTCAACTTGTAATTATTCTATCACACGCAGTTTGTCTTGAACTGTGTCTAGACTCAGAGTATTCCACAGTCCAGGATGCATGGGCCTGGGCCAGGATCCTGAAGAAATCCACGCATATCCCAAATGTTCTTGATTGAGCACTGGGACAAATTCCTGATCGACACTACACCAAAAAGTGTGATACACAAAGCTCTTGTCGTTGCTGGTGAATTTTTCCAGCGGCACCAAGCGGTTGTAGTCAGGCATGCTGCCAAGTTCTTCTTCGCACTCTCGCAGCAAACATTCCAGCAAGTTTTCACCAGGATCAATCTTGCCGCCAGGCAGTCCCCAACTGCCTGGATGACGATCATCGTTTCTCAGCAAAAACAAGTAACGGCTGGTCTGACTGGCGTAAAAACACACGCCCACAGCATTTACAACACGATGCTCCATGATCCTCCGTTGTACAAACCGTCGATGCTTTTTACCCATTGTGAGCCAGTCCAGCGAAATTGAATACCAGTATTTAAATTGGTCACATATTGCGGCACAGATATCAGTTGGCTGTCAAAGCTCACTTGCCACCATCCATTTTGATATTCAATGATATCGTTGGCATTGGCAATCAAAGGCTGTCCACCTATGCCCAGCCATGCTGTGGGATTTTGAGTGTTGTTGGCATTACCTGTTGATTCAGTGAGCAAGTAGCGTTGACCGTCTTGACTACTGTCAAGTCCATCCAGCGGAGCACTGGTCAATGGGTTAATTACCGCAGTCACTGGATCCAGAGTGTTTTGAGGTTCAGTATCTGGGTCAATGTTGTAAATCAACAGCCGATCATCGCCAGGGTTCACTGTTATTGTGCCCACAATGTAGTTGTCAGGTGCAGCAGGATCATCAAGGGTAATGTAACTGATGCCAGGACGCAAAACTCCATAGGCATTGATAACCGCAGGCCAGGTAATTTGCGGAGTTTCTGACACAGGAAAATTAAACGGGTCAAAACTGGTAGCAGGCTCGGTGATGACTTGATTGGCATTCAGTATTTGTAGTTGATTGCCTAACAATGCTACTTTGTAGTTCCATGGAGTAACTTTGACTCTGGTGCCCAGCAGTAGATCGTTGTCAAGTACAGCATTGGCAGCATCGCCTTGAGCATCGTATATGCTGGCAATCACACGTTCCACAATGCCCAGCTTCTTGACTTTGACCGGAGAGCTGATCCAAATTGGTATGCCAAATGTCAGAGTCATAATATCAATGGGATTTTCAGTGCCTTGGGGCACAGTTCTACTGCTCCACTGAACACGCTCTAACTCTACCACACTGAGACTGGTCCAATCAATGAAGTTGTCTGTGCTTTGTATTTCCAAAGCAGGATTGAACAGTGTGGCAATCTGTTCAAAGATCTGCATTTTTTGATTGGTATTTGAAGTCCATACATCCAAGTTTATGGTCATGCGATATGGCACTGGCATCAAACGTTCTATTGTAAAAGCATTGCCCTGTGTGGTTTCATAGGTTTCTGTGTTGACGTCATAGCTGCGTTGACGCACACCAACTTTGCCCACAAAATAAGGCTCCTGCATTCTGGGACGATCATAGTCCATGCCAGTGATGTAAAAAGTCATCAGCGGGGTGGCTGGCATACTGCTGGCTGAGTTCTGTTGAAGAATGGTCTGTGCTTGACGGCTGGCATCACCATAGCGTATGGGCACACGATATAAATCATTGGCCAGCTGAGGATCGCGACCAAATTCAACTTGGAAATTGCTCAACATTCTGGTAAACTGTAACAGATATCGTCTTATCTGCTCGTCATAAAAATAGGCCTGCATTTAAGATATCTTTCCATAGTATTTTAATCGCGCGATCCGCATTTTTTCTTTAGTTTCTTGATTATGTTTTTTACCCTTCATTGGGCCACCATCGCTTCTTTTCCATCCGCCAACTTTTTTAGTTGAATGTCGCAACTTTTGGGCCACTCGCATTCGTTCAATACTTTGAGGACTATGAGTTTTATTACCGCCTGCCTCTCGATTGTTATATACTGCAACACCTAAGCACCTATAATAATTGAGCCAGTAATCTTCTTTAGAATTCAACTCATCGATTGAGACAGCAGTATCAATTGTTTCCCATACAAATGATTGTTGCCCATACTTTCTAATACTATCAAGCAAATAGCTCTTTTTACCACGACGAGCATCAGCCAAATGAGCATACCAACGCATTTTGGGATTTTTTTGAACAGTTTGACCAATATAGATTTTGCTGTTTGATGTGTTTGTTATTTTGTAAATGTACATCCTTTATTTATGCGTCAAAGTAGAAAAATTGTTTAGCTGCTGGGCTGACCAGGTTGTGTATTTGGATAAGGGTTAGGCGGAAAATCGCCGCCTTGATTGCCATTGTCTCCGTCAGGGGACAGGGCCTGGCTAAGACTTTGACGACTGGGAATATTGCCTTGATCTGTGGTACGCATGGTATATGTATTGTTAACAAAGCTGGACCTCAAGGTATTGTTGTCTGGTCCTGGTGTTAGATCTGTACGGGTAACATTTTCTATGCGCACCCAACGGCCGCCATCATATCTAAAAAGTCGATTTGGAAAATAATCTTGTCGTAACCAATAGTCCCCCAATTGTGCTGTGGTAGGAAAAGCTATACCTGCGCCTTTGACAGGAATACCATTGGGCGGAGTTCCAGTGCCAGTTCCAGTCAAGTAACCGTCAGTCCAGCCAAATGTGCTGGGCGTGTCTCCTTGATTGGCCACTGATGAACTTACCACAACCAGGGTATCGTCAGCTGAGTATGTGCCTGGGTTGGCTGGGGTTCCAGTGGGGGTGGTAGGCACAATGTAAAATTTCACAGTGTCATAACCGCTTTTTGGCATTATGGCCTCAGCCTGTATCAGTATGGCATCGTTGATTTCCAGATCTTTGGGTCTGGTACTGCCCTTGTCTGCTATGGTTGTTGGATTGGTAATCACTGCCCAATAATCAGTGTTGGTAATGTCAGTGCCCGGCGGTACATTGCGTATGGCACGATAGTAAGTATCGCCGCTGTTAACCACTGTGCCGTTGGGATAAAAATTGCCTGGGTCCCAGATGTTGTTGGGCATGAATGGTTTGTCTAGTATTTGTCTAAATTCTTGAGCATTGACCAAGGGTGTGGCTTTCACACGCCACAGGTGAGGCAACCAAGTTTGACTAAATCCTTCAGACGCAAAAGCAGCGTCTTGAATCACATAGTATCTGGGCAAGGGCAACTGTATGTCAGGATCCAGCGGGTTGTAATCTTTTAAGTTTGGCATTTCCAACACGTCGCCTGACATCAATTTGCGTCCAAACGTGTCTATCATGTCATTGTAGTGAAACGTTATAAACAGCGTGTCATTGTTTAAAAATAGACCAAACTGTGTTAGATCAAAATCAATGTCTTGCGTTTGGTACACACCTCGCATGACATACACATCAGGATCGTAGGCTCGATCGCGATTTTCTAACAGCAGCAAGTCTTCAATAAACAATGGATTGCTTTGATCATATTTGGGCAAGGTAGCATCAGAATTGCCCTCGTTGTCGGGCATGATCGGGCCCATGTACTTGTGAGTATAAATGTCTACCCCGCCCACCGTGTACATTTCTGATATGGTTCTATCAAAAAATTGATAATCATTGGTTCGATTGGGGCGGTAAAGTGACAAACGTGGCATGGTCAAGTATTTATGGGCAGGTTGACTGAATATTCCTTGCCTGCTACAATTTGGGCATGAAAGTAGTCAAACTCAACCGCAGATTCAAGCAGTTCAAAGAAAACGGGCACACTGTGGCTCTGCGTTTTCCAAACTGGAGCAAACAAGCCATTGCTGTAGAAGATCATACTCGCAAGAAGTTAGGAGGTGGCGGTTGGAGTCGCACTGATTCTTGGTTCAGTTATTTCGGTGCCTCAAACGGTCATTCGGACAGGAAAACTTTTTGGATTACCTTTCGCAATGAAGCAGATCTAACTTTGGTAATGCTTTCGCTTGACTTGACCAAAATTCAATGATTTGCTATAATTACTTTTTGCCATCAGGAGTCCCAATGAAAACTGCTGTTCTCAAGCCCTTGAATCCCCGCAGTGCTGATACCAAATACGTAGGTGACGAGCCACTGTGGCGCGAACAGCCCATGGTCAATCGTTTTGCTGTGCTTACTAGAGCATTCAACTGGTATGGCTACTTCTACGGCAAAAAAGAAGCCAAAGATTTTATTGCTGGCTATCTTGACCGCCGTGAGCGTGATCGTGATGCTCGACGAATTCGTGCGTTACCCGACAGTCAAATACGCCTTACTCCAGGCTGGCTGTGCCGCATGGCAGACATGGGCCTCAATTTGGATCAGCATGAGCAGATCAAGTTGGACAATATGATTGCTGAGTTGCTGGCAATCAAAAACAAGGAACAACCTGAAACATCAGCAGTGGAAGATGCTGTGCCGCGACAAAACATTCAGGACCGCCTGCGTGAAAAACTCAGCGAGTGCCTGGGTGAGTTGGAAGGCCAATTTGATGACTTTGTTCAAAATGGAGCCAAGCTCACCGCTGACTACAAACCTGTCAGTCTCATGCGTTCAATGAATGTGGCTCCGCAGCTGATTCACATGATCAAAGATCGGTGGACCAGCAAACTCAATGAATTTGAGTTGGCAGTGGCTGGACGGGATGCTGACTTGGTCAAAGGCTATGATTACCTTACCAAAATCCAGCTCAAAAACTGTGTGAAGTTCTGTGAACTGGTGTTGACAGATTGCGGCTCTTACATTCAGATCAAGAAAGTTGAGCGCAAGCCTCGCAAAGTCAAACCAGTGGCTCCTGAAAAACGAGCTGCCAAGTTCAAAATCTGTGCTGAAGTGGCTGAACTCAAACTCAAGAGCCTGAGTGCCGCACAGTTGGTAGACAAGTCAGAAGCCTGGCTGTACGACAGCAAAAAACGCAAATTGATTCACTTGGTGGCCGACGATCATGCCAAAGTTTTCACTGTGAAAAACAATTCAGTGATTGGATTTTCCACTGTGGAAACACAGCAAAAAACTCTGCGCAAACCTGCTGAAACAATCAAAGCCATGATGTCAGCTGGCAAGCCAGCTGCTCGCAAATTGTTCAAAGAAATCCGTGCCACTGAAACTGCTTGGAACGCCCGGGGCACAGAGAACTTGGTGATTTTGCGAGTGTGGTGATCAGCTAAATATAGTCAGCGGAGTCCCACAATGGCCCAGACAGCACTGACACTTGATCAATTAAAACGCAATCTTTTTGAATATGTTAGATTCACCTTGGGTGATCAAATCATTGACATTGAATTGGATCCAGCCCACTTTGAAGCGGCCTATACCCGTACTTTAGGCACTTATCGGCAGCGGGCACAAAACGCCTATGAAGAAAGTTATATCTTCATGGAGTTGATCAATGATTTGAACATCTATGAATTGCCGCAAGAAGTGGTTCAAGTACGACAGATTTTTCGTAGAACATTTGGCATAGCCACTGGGCCTTTTGGTTCAAACTTTGATCCATTCAGCCAGGCGCAGATGAATGTGTATCTAATCAATTTCAATCAAGCAGGCGGCTTGGCTACCTATGACTTTTACACACAGTATGTGGAATTGGCTGCTAGAATGTTTGGTGGGTTTATCAACTACACCTGGAACCCAGTGACCAAAAAACTTCAGCTGATTAGAGATCCCAAAGGCAATGGCGAAACTGTGTTGCTGTGGTGCTACAATCTCAAACCCGAAGTAAACTTGCTTCAAGACTTTCAAATCAGTCAGTGGATTCGCGACTATATGGTAGCAGCTAGCAAAATGATCATTGGTGAAGCTCGTGAAAAATTTGGCACCATTGCTGGTCCGCAAGCTGGCACCAGTCTCAACGGCAGTGCCATGAAAGCTGAAGCTCAAACTCAAATTGATGCTTTGTTAGGACAGCTGGTCAACTATG